CTCCTAACTTTTCTTCGTACCATTTATTTCTCCATAGTGGGGCGGCCATCGAGACGCCCGAGTTACTCACATATGAGTAGCTACTTAAGAATGGTGGGTTACTATCGCTCTGATATATTCGGTCTTTTCCGTCTTACAAACTTCGCATAACCACTCTTTTTCTACGAGATCGTAACCCCGATATTCATTACATTTGAAACATTTACCAGATGGTTTATACTTTTTCTGTTCTTTGCCTCGAGCCTCAAGCATCGCTTTTCTAATTAATTTGTTTACAAAGGCTGATACCTTTAGACTTAAACGGTCTGATTCCATTGCAATAAACGCGGCTTCTTCTAATCCTATTGTAAAGGCCTTGCTTACCTTCATCTCATTCTTTCTACCCATTTCTTCTACTCTCTATTTCTTTCGCTAATATACGAACTTCTTTTAATTCACGTTTCCAACAAGGATCACAAACATGACGGATACGCCATCCCCATGTACCACAACGCCAACATCTAAAAATCATTTTTGCTCTCTCCTATACCACTTATACTTTTGGTACGTTTTACTAACTGCTTTCTTTGGAAAGAACGTATGTTCTGTTATATGTTCTTGGCCCATATTCCTTTTTTGCATATAGACAAGATCCTTTTCATACTGCTCCTTAAACTTCTCAGGTTCGCAATCTTCGCATATTCCCATTCTTAATTTAATCTGACTTCTTCTATATTCAAGCCCACACCTATTACAATATTGGTTGTTCAATGTCTCACCTATACTTCCACTGGAAACCCACTATATATAATTATAATATAATTCTATTATTAAAATAAATCACTTAATAAAAAAAAATGAAAATAACCCTACGTACATAAATATAATTATAATATTATAGTATTAGTACTACTTTAACCCTAGTTTTTCGCTTTTCTGAGGCTGTTTAGGGGGGGTGTTTTGGCTCTGTGAGCCCATTAAACCCCCTAAATCGCCCCTTTTCATAAGGTACTCGGCCACAAACCCTAGGATTGGGTTGTCCCTAGTCACTGCTTTGATTGTTGCTTGGCCTGTTGCCTGGTCTAATTTCTTACTAGCTGCACCCAGAGAACCAAAAAAAGAAGATTGGAAAGCTTCCAGTTTATCATGCATGCGGTCTTCAATTTCGTTTACAATAGGATCTAAGGCTTCTAACAACATTTCATCAGACTCAGGACTTCGGATATATTCAACCCAGGCATCCCTGGACAATCCTGCAATAAAGTGGGATAAGAAAAAATAGAAGATACTCCAGAAAACGGCAAGCCCTATCAATTCGATGGCTGTAATTTCCATGTCTACCGCCCTTTAGGTATTACAAGACAAGACCACAGACGCGTTGAAGGATCCCTGTAGGCATAATGTCCGTGTCCGCACACTGGTTTCAAAGGTACGTTTTGAGGGTTTTCCACTATTCTATCTTTTACCTCTTGGGGAGCGGGGGGGCCTATCGGTGAGACATCCCCCAACGCATCCGTAAAGAGTTTCGCTAAAACAAGAATGGCTCCTAAGTTCATTTAAGCCCCAACAAATCCCATATACTCTGTACATCTGGACCAAGAAGCCCCGAAGCCTCTGGGCCAAGACCACCGCTTAATAATTTTTGGCCTAATGCTATTGGACCAGTGGCGGGGCTTGCGAGTAATAATCCTCTAAACGCTACTTCAACCTTCATTTTCTGTTCGGGAGTAAAAATATTACCTATCTCACTTTCCACAGCATTCCAAAATAATTTCAATAGCACACCTGTTAATATCGGAAGCACGGCTGCTCCAACAACCAGGGGCGTGTTTTCATTGGCTAGCAGTGCTTCCATGTTGTCATGCCTCCGTTTAGAGCTTACAGCCTGTTTCTGTAGCTTGGTAACCTTCTTTAGAGTATAACCGTCAGGGATCAAGGCGTAAGGCATTAGAAACGAACGCCAAGTTTAACACCTGCACGTCCCAAAGCATCTAATATTTTTAATATTGCATCCCTGCTCATTGGTATTTCACTATTACCAGCGTGCCCTATCTTATCTAAAAAGAGATCATACGTTGCTCCGTAAGCTCTTTTGACTTTTGCCTTTACCTGGGCTTTAGTTAGTTTCTTCCTGGGCATTATACCAGCCTCATAAACGCTGTTTCAATATCAGAAGATCCACCACTGTTGTTAGTGATCTTAAACTGTAATACCTTTTGGTTTCTTAATCTGCCCTGGATTTGATATATATTCCACACGTCAGCCGTCATAGCTTCTGATGCATCCTGGAACGCAGAATACAAACCTTCATCGCTTGGTTCACCATCTGTTGCTAATCTTAATCCTACGGCGTCATTAACAGGACTTAGGTTAGCAAAAGGAACAGAAGCAGGGCCCATTACCGCTTCCATTGCATAATTTCCACCATTACTGGGTTTAACAGCTATGAATATATCATTATAACCGGTCATATCCAGGGGCCATGTACCATCTGGATTAACGTCGGGTGTCACAATAAATGCACCATTGGCTATTCCTGTATCTAATAGTAAAGCAATAAAGTCCTTATCACTGCTCTTGGCTCCTTTCCAGTCTCCTTTTTCATCTACAAAACCCGTGTCAAGAACGGGCTGTACTAGTTGAGGTACTTCGATAGTTCCGTCCACTGTTGCGGACTCAATCCCCGCTTCCCTGGCTAAAGACCAAGGAGCTAAACCTTTCCTATTCCGGACCATTGTGATCCTACTGGAATACTAAAGTTATTGCTGCTTCACAGGTTCCAGTATCGCCAGACATTGCTACTGCAACGCTTACCTGGTTAGATGCTATGCATGGAATGCTAACATCCAGTTTGAACGCTTCAACTGTTGCTCCATTAGATGCAGGTGTACCATCTACACCAGCTCCAGCAAAAACTATTGTCTCTTGTCCTGATTGTAAACCATCACCAGATACCTGGCAGGCAAAAGTTGTGACTCCATTTGCTGCGCTATCTGTTGCGACGCTTGCAATCATACCAACAATCGATGTAGATCCGGCTGGAACCTGTATCGATGCGGTCGTGCTCTGGCCATACAATCCCGTAATTGCGGTAAAACTATCCGACGCAGTTACCTGACCCTCCCTCGTGCGATAAAATGCCATAATCTAAGCCCTCAGCTTGAGTGGTCCCACGGATCCTAATACTTTAGATCCGCCCATACTGCCAAGAACTAACTTAGCTGCCAGGGTTCCGACTCCAATTTTAATGAAGTCGTTTTTATTTGTTTTGAATGCGGATGACAAAACTTTCAATCCGCTGTTAATATCTCCTTTAATGAATGCCTGGGCTGCTGTTCCTGCATTGGCCGCATCCAAAAATGCGAGACCTGCGCCAGTTTCCAAAAGATTTATGCTAAATGACTTACGCCTTCGTGCTCTCCTAACTTTTCTTCGTACCATTTATTTCTCCATAGTGGGGCGGCCATCGAGACGCCCGAGTTACTCACATATGAGTAGCTACTTAAGAATGGTGGGTTACTATCGCTCTGATATATTCGGTCTTTTCCGTCTTACAAACTTC